AGAAATAATTTTTGAAAATAATGTTAAAATAGAATAATAAGTAGTATATTTGTAAACAATTAATAAACTAACCAATGGAAAAAACAACAACTAAGGCTGTAAAGCCTCAGGAGGTTGAGCAGCAGCCTGCTCCCTTCTATGTTCGCCTTCACAAGGCAAAACAACTAATCGGTAAAGTACATAAGAATGCTACTAACCCACACTTTAAGAAATCTTATGCAGATATCAATAGTATCCTAGAGACTGTTGAGCCTATCTTATTACAGCATGATCTGTTATTACTACAGCCTATAGATGGTGGTAGTGTATGCACTCAGATAGTATGCATCTACACTGGCTTTAGTATCTCTAGCTGTATGGCAATGGACTTAACCCTCAACGCACAGCAGCAGGGATCACAAATTTCCTACTTTCGTAGGTACACCATCCAAGCTCTGCTCACTCTTCAGGCAACTGATGATGATGGCCACATAGCAACAACTGCGAAGCCTAAGATAGATGCTAAAAGGTTTGCTGAGGCTGTTAAGGCTATAGCTGATGGTAAGTTCACTGTAGATAAGTTAAAGGATAGCTTTGATCTTACAGATGTACAGATTAATTCACTGCTTTTAATACCTATGATATGAAAATTAGATGCTCAGCTATAGGTAAGATAATGACATCTTCTAAAACTAAAGGGGAGGTGCTATCACAAACAACTAAAACGTATATTCAGGGCTTAGCCCTGGCACACGTTTATGGTATACGTAAAGAGTTTACTAGTAAGTATACTGATAAGGGCAATGAGTGCGAGGATATGTGCCTCAGCTTTGTAATGGAGCAGATAGATAAAGGTTTTATCTTTAAGAATGAAGAGCACTTCACAAATGATTGGCTTACCGGTACACCGGATGTAGTCACTGATCAGGTGCTAGTAGATGTTAAGAACTCATGGAGTGGATCTACTTTCCCCTGGTTTGATACTGAATGCCCTAACAAAGATTATTACTACCAACTGCAGGGGTATATGTGGCTAACTGATAAACAAGAGGCTTTACTTTGTTACTGCCTAACCAATACACCACATGCCATAGTTGAGCAGGAGGTGAAGAGTGCTCACTACAAGCTAGGGCTAATGGAGGAGAGTTTAGATCTAAGAGACCAGGTGCAGAAACAGCACAGCTTCAATCATATCCCTGATGCTAAGAGGGTGAAGACCTTTGTAATACAAAGAGATGATGAGGTGATAGAGCAGATCAAGGTGAGGGTAGAACAGTGCAGGGAGTATTTTAACCAATTAATAGCACAGTTATGAGAGCAAAAGATAAAGCAAAAGAGTTAGTTGATAATTTTTATCAAAGATTTCCATTAGCAATGGATGTAATTACGACAAGAGGAGATTTATCTTGGGAATACGATAACTGGAAAGAAGCCAAGAAATGTGCCTTAATAGCAGTAGATGAGATGCTAGATTTTCGCAATGGACTTTATATGAATGAAGGTAGTATAGTTCACCAATACTTAATGGATGTTAAACAAGAAATAGAAAAACTATGAGATCAAGAGAAGAGTTTTACGAAGATGCACTAATTTGTGCTATGCAAGGCCTTATCAGTAAGGTCATAGAGTACTCCCCTAAAAGGGTAGCAGTGCTAGCAAAAGAATACGCAGAAGAGCTTACACTTAAAGTATACGGTGAAGAGCTGCCTATCATTAAGGAGAGGAGGCTATGATCATCCTACTAACAATATTACTAACCCCTGCTGTGGTGTGGGGGTGGTGGTGCACAATCGCATATTTATTAACAATTTTTAACAATGATTAACAATGGAAACTAAAAACAACACAGGTGCTATCTTCAAAAATGATAAAAAGACAAGCGAAACTCATCCTGACTACAAAGGTAAGGTAAATGTAAACGGTAAAGATATGGAGGTAGCTCTATGGCTTAAAGAAAGTAAGACAGGTATAAAGTACTTTAGTACTACATTTCAAGAGCCTTATGTGAAGCCAGTGCATACAGAGATACCTTTAATGCCAGATGATGCAGATGATGATTTGCCGTTCTAAATAATATTACTATATTTGAGCTATGATATTACTAGCTCTGATACCTTTAGCTTGGTGGTTTGTTACTTTTGAGCCACTGCAAGCAACTTTTAACTACTTATTCAAGTATAACACCAGGTTACCATTAGCCATACATATACACTCTGCATTAGGATGTATTAAATGTGTGGCTTTTTGGCTTACTATTTTTATTACCTTTGATTTTATTTTAGCTTGTCAGGCTGCACTGCTTGCTTATATACTAGATGAATGCTTACACAAACTGAGATAGAACTCGTAGATACAATAGCTAAGATGGATGATGCTGAAAGGTACTCCAAGTATAATTGTATGAAGCTCTATAAGATTAAAGAGAAATATGAAGGTAGACAGCCTAGGGAGTGCTTTTGTGCTTCTGTTAGGAGGAGGATATGGTCGAAGGACTTTGAAACGTGGTATGAAAAAAGCCTTAGATCAGTACATTAGTAGCAACTATGCTGAGGTGAGGGCATACACTTCATACTTCCTATCTAAGATGGGGAGCTACATTGACGCTGATACTGTTATCAATAACTCATACCTTCACGTGGTTACAATAGATGGTGATCCTGATAAGGTTAAAGGATACCTACTCAATACAATTAAGTATCAGATCCTATGGTCCACATCAAAGAGCCACCGAGATGATAAGATAACAGCCATTGAGCACCCAAACACTGAGCCTGTAGATGATGATGACCTGGTGCATAAGTTGAGGGAGGATAGAGCCTACTCTTTTAATAAGGGGTTGATAGAGATCTATAGGAATGAGATAACAGATAAGATACAGCTAATAGTATTTGAAGCTTACATTGATAAAGGATATATTACCTCAAGAGCTATGGCTATTTATTTCGGTATTACTCATACTTCTGCTTACTACTTAATCAAAGAGTTAAAACAAAACATAAACAAATTACAATATAGGTATGAAACCGAGCCAAGTTATTAGTATCTTTAGCCTGTTAATAGCTCTGAGCTGTGGACTTGCTTTGTTTTGTTTAGACTATGAGTGGGCCAGTAGAGCTGCAGGGTTATGGATTGCATTTTATTATACATTTTTAATTTTAGATCAATATGAAAACAAAGAATGAATACTTAGGTCAGTACATCACTACCTACAATGGCAACTATGAGACCACAATAGAGGTAACAGAAGAGATGGCTAAAGAACATAAGTACTATACCTCTATAGGTTTAGGTTACTTGTTTGAAGAGAGCACTCCTAAGGTAAAGTATAAAGGGGTAGAAAATGAAAAAGCAGATTAACTCTACTTCGACACTATCTAAGCCTAAGGTTAAGAGACCAGGTGTACACGCTAAGACTAAAAACTCTAAGCTTAAAGCATCTAAGAATTATGTTAAACAATATAAACAGCAGGGATAATGAGACCTAAACACATAGAAACCCCTGAGAAAATGTGGGAGCTATTTGAGGGATATAGAACGTGGTGTAAGTCTACACCTAGATACTCTTACAGCTTATCTACTAAAACAGGTGAGGCTACAGCTATACCATTAGAGAGGCCTTTAACTCAGGTAGGTTTTAGAACTTATGCTGCTGATAAAGAGTGTAGTGTGCAGGATTACTTTGCTAATACTGATAGTAGATATTCTGAGTATGCGACAATCTGCTCACGCATAGAGGAGGCAATCAGAATGGATCAGATAGAAGGTGGAATGGTAGGGCAGTATAATGCATCCATTACTCAAAGAATTAATGCACTGAAAGAGCATACAGATGTAACCAGTGGTGATGAGAAGATATCAGCTATTACTGTTACTATAGTTAAGTAGTAGTAGTAGTTAAATAATAATAATAACAATATACTCTCTGAGAGGGGGGTAGCTTTGCTATGGAGATAAAAAGCACAGTCATCTTTGAAAAGAACTATGATGCCATAGCAGGAGACAAACGCTTTATAATTAATGAGGGTGGTAGTAGATCATCTAAGACTTACAGCCTGTGCCAGCTCATGATAATCTACTGCCTGCAGAATAACAATAAGGTGGTGTCAGTGATACGTAAGACCTTCCCTGCCCTACGTGCTACAGTGCTAAGAGACTTCATAGAGATCCTGAAAGATATAGGGCTGTATAAGCAGGAGATGCATAACAAGAGTGAGCACATCTATACATTCGCTAATGGATCTATGGTAGAGTTTTTCTCAGTAGATGATGAGCAGAAGATAAGGGGTAGGAAGAGAGATATAGCCTGGTGCAATGAAGCCAATGAGCTGTACTTCGATGACTTCACCCAACTCAATATGCGTACTGAGGATAAGCTTATTTTTGATTATAACCCTAGTGATAGTGCATCATGGTTATATGAGCTACCTGCTGAGGATAGCGTGAAGATAAAGTCTACCTACAAAGACAACCCCTTCCTACCTGAAAGCATTAAGGCACAGATAGAGGACTTGAAGAGAACAGATGAGGCACTGTATCAGATCTATGCCCTAGGTGAGAAGGCTATCTCTAAGAGTAACATCTATTCTCAGTGGAGCTTCGTAGCTCATAGGCCTGCTAAGTTTGTTAAGTACGTATACGGAATTGATTTTGGGTATAACCATCCAACCGCTCTTATGAGGGTGTACTACTGTGATAATGATATATACATTGAGCCTGTGATATATGAGAGCTACCTGACTACCACAATGCTGATAGAGAAGCTAGCAACCCTAGGCATAGAACAAACGGTAACCATCTTAGCAGATTACTCTAGACCTGAGATTATCCAAGAGATGAACATAGCAGGGTATGATGTGCAGAATGCTAACAAAGTAGTTAAGAAGGGGATAGATAACCTTAAGACCTTTGGGGTAATATGCCAGGATGATAAGGCCATAAGGAGAGAGTATGAGAATTACAAGTGGAAAAAAATAGGGGACTTCATAACTGATGAGCCTGTTAAACTATTTGATGATGCAATGGATGCCATCCGTTACGCCACTACTCACATAAGGCAGGAGTACTACACTGATGATAGTTACTATGCATTCTGATATACTACATAAGATACAAGTGGTGCAAGCCTACATCTT